GTACGGGAAATACAAGCCTATTTGCAATGCAGATTTTGCCGTATCAGACAAGTGCTGCGGAATTATGAAGGAGAAACCTCTAAACGAATATGAAAAGAGAACGCAGAAAAAACCAATAACGGCAATCATGGCGGCAGAAAGCAAAAAGCGCGAGACGGCGTGGCTGCAGACTGCATGCAATGCATTTGAAGGGAAAAGACCCATAAGCAAGCCTATGTCATTTTGGACAGAGCAAGACGTATTACGGTACATCAAGGTCAATGACTTGCCTATCGCCTCGGTATATGGGGCGATAGTAGAAAAAGACGAGGATGGCTATGAGTACGACACGAATTTAGTCGGCGAGCAAATAGGCAAGTATTATACCACGGGGTGTAATCGGACAGGCTGTATTTTCTGCGCGTTTGGGTGTCACCTCGAAAAAAGCCCTACCCGTTTCCAACTGCTGAAGCAGACGCATCCGCACCAATATAACTACTGCATCGGCGGCGGGGAGTATGTAGGCGGGATATGGCAGCCATCCAAAGATGGCCTCGGCATGGGGCACGTTTTCGATGAACTTAACGCCTTATATGGCGATGGATTTATCAAATATTAAGATATTAAGGAGGATACACTATGACACAGTACGCAGATGCAGACGAACTGCTTGCAATGTACACATTTGACGAAAACGATAACGAACTGAAAGAGCTAAACGAGCGCGGCCACGTGCCGCTGCCCGTGACACGCGAAAATATCAAGGATTGCATAGTGCCGGATGTGGAAAAGAAGCTACGCGAGTACGATGTACTTGCGGGAGTGCTATATATGATGGGTAAGGCTACAAACCTTCTAACCGAGCCAGAACTTAAAAAACTTGTTACGGGGCTAACGGGGAAAGGTGAAGAATTCTACAAGGCGGTTGACGACTTTGTCACAAATGAATGCGAAAAGAGACGCATGGAGATGGAGGCAGAAAAATGAAACGAGCAATAGCGATGGCAATGTTAGCCCTGCTAATCATATCTGCGTGCGGATGCGTAGGCGGAGAAACCATGGAGATTAGTAATAACGGGCGAGTGCAAATGATCGAGACTGGCGTGGCGCATGCAATATATGTTGACACACTAACGGGCGTGCAGTATTTGCGCGTATATAATGGCGGCGTATGCGTGATGGTGGATGCAGACGGCAAGCCGCTGACATGAGCAGGAGAGACACATGAAAAAAATACAGAAACTGGATGACATCACCATGGCGGATTGGGAGGATATCAAGCGGCGGCGCGAGCAAGGCGCGAATCTTGACCAAGTGGGCGAACTGTACGGCATAACGGGCGGCGCGCTGGCGAGATATGCAAGGCTTGCGGGCGTGGATATACCAAGGCGCACAGATTATAACCCACTACCATCCATAGAGGATATACAGCGTTTGCGCAGCGAAGGGGTAAAATGGGCCGACATAGCCGCAAAGTATCATGTATCGCGCGACCGGCTACACAGCTACGCGCAAGAGCATGGCATAGATACGCGCTTAGTGCGCAAGCCCACACTGACACCAGTGGACTGGGATGACGTGAGCAAGCAGCGTGAGGCGGGCAAGACATGGGGCGATATCGCGGAGCCGTATGGCATAAGTGGCCCGACGTTGCAGAAGCGTGCGGGCAGGCGTGCCATTGCCATTAGCCCCAGCAGATACGACAGGCTAAATGCCATGCTTGACCCTGACTGGCCAGGCTGGGACGACGTGAAGCAGATGCGCAATCAGGGGGGGAAATGGAAGGATATTGCCGAGCATATCGGCGTGACTACCGTGACCTTGCGCAGGATGATGGCGCACTTGGCGCTCCGCGCGCCGACAGGCGATGCGCATAGGTATTATGACGGCGCAAGCCCCTGCGCGAAGACCCTATACTCCCAGTCACTGTGCTGGTCTTGCGCCAATGCCGTGCCGGACAAGTCGGGCAAGCGCGGGTGCGCATGGAGCAGGGACTTTAAGCCCGTCAAGGGTTGGAACGCAGACGAGACGCGGCTATACAGCGACAAGCCGACGCAATCGTACCATGTGCGGAGCTGCCCAGAATTTGTGCGGGGATAGACGATGACACCGCGGCGGGAGGGGGTATCAAAATCCCTACGCCGAGGCGGCCCGTACCGCGGGCCCCTCAAATGAACAAAAAAATTTCGATTTTTGTGAAATATCAGGTGAGGCAGTAAGATGGATAAAAGCGATAAGGAAAAGAGACAAAACGAACGCGCGGCAGTAAGGCGGCTGCTTATGTACTGGGGCAATGCCGAGCGCACGCGCACGGACAAGGAGCGGCAGCTTGTGACGGTGGATGAAGAGATTGAAAGCCAGTACGACCTTCACCCGCAGCGCCTTACGGGTATGCCGCACGGCAGTGGGGTATCTGATGCCACATACAATGCGGCGGTAAAAGCCACCCGCGAAATAAAGCGGCTTAAACGAAAAAAGCAGCGCCTTGAAGCTGAGCTGCAAGAGCTGAATTATCACGCGAGCATGATAGAGTTCGAGGTGATGTGTCTGCCGCCGCTGGAGTGCGAGGTGATAAAACTGCGGTATGTGGAGTATGGCGTGGCGAAGAGTGGCTACTGGGAAAAGGTGGCACAGCGGATGCACGTGTCGCAGGATTGGGCAAAGGCTTTAGAACGGCACGGCGTGGAGCGGCTTATAAATCGCATAGCCCCATAAAAGTCAACACGATAAAACACGATTTACATGATATAATAGTACCATCAAAAAAGAGGGCTTCCGCAAGGGAGCCTTTTTGCATAGGGGGAAAGAATGGACAGCTTTAAGGAGAAGATGGCGCTCGGTGACCAGATTGAAATGACGGGCGAATATAGCGCATTTGTTGAAAAATTCAAGCCAAAGAAAACAACGGATGATTGCTACACGCCCGATAATGTATATGCCGCCGTCCTTGATTGGGCAGTTAAAGAATACGGCTTACAGGGAGCGCGGATTATACGCCCGTTTTACCCCGGCGGGGATTACACGAAAGAGGATTACAGCGGGGATTGTGCGGTGATAGACAACCCGCCCTTTTCGATTTTGGCAGAGATTTGCCGTTGGTACAATCAACGCGGCATACGCTTTTTTCTTTTCGGGCCCGCCAAAACGATTTTTTCAGGCAGCGGCTTGGACGGCATAAATTATGTCATATGCGGGCTATCGATGATATACGATAATGGCGCGACCATAGATACAAGCTTTATCACAAACATGGGGCAATACAAAATCATGGTCGCACCCGACCTGTATGAAGCAATAAAAGCGGCCGATGATGAAAACCGCGAGAAGGTTACAAAGTCGCTGCCGAAATACGATTACCCCGACCACGTTCTGACGGCGGCGAGGATAAAGCGCATTGCAAAATACGGGCAGTCGTTAAGGATACGCGCCGAGGATTGCGCGTTCATCCGCGCGTTGGATAGTCAAAGAGGCACAGGAAAGGCGGTTTTCGGCGGCGGTTTTCTTTTGTCAGAAAAAGCAGCAGCAGAAAAAGCAGCAGCAGAGAAAGCGGCAGCAGAGAAAGCGGCAGCAGAGAAAGCGGCAGCAGAGAAAGCAGGGGCAAAAATATGGGAGCTATCGGAGAGGGAGAAGGAAATAATAAGGCGGCTTGGGTGACGTGGATACACACACCCGCCACCTGTAAGGAGTGCAGGCACTATGACAAAAATAAGCGGCGGTGCGGGGTGAAGGAGTGCCCGTATCCGGCAAGGAGGGGCAAAAGTCGTTGACACCGTGGCGGCTGTGTATTATGATTGACCTATCACATCGTGATGGGAGGATATAATAATGGCATACTGTAAAAATTGCGGCAAAGAGACGGACTGGCTTAGCGAAAGCGGATACTGCAAGGACTGCGCGGAGCAAATCCTGCGCGAGCGCGAGGGGAAGCCACCAAAGGCAAAAAAGCCGATATACAAGCAAGCGTGGTTTATCGTCTTATGCGTGCTGGTGGCAGCACTTATGATTAACGCGATTGCGCACACGGGCAAGGGGACGGACGTATATGACGACATTATCAGCTCCTTTGGCGTGGCGGGGTACATAGATGATACGGACAATCTTGTGGTGTACACGCTCGCAAGCCCGGATGCAAAATTTAAGCAAAGCGTTAAGACAAAGATTGCTGATATCCTTATAGCGCATTATGGCGTGGACAAATACGGTGACATTGAACAAATAACAATAGTCGTATTAAACGAATCGGATGGCGGCGAGCCGCAAATTATAGCCGCGTGGAATTGCAGCCGCGGGGACACGGCGAACGTCATAGACATTGACGACGATATAGCGACAGCGGCCATTGTGATGGCGCAGGGAGATTGATGGCTAAAGAGTATACCAAGGGCTTTTACACCCATAAGGCGTGGCGACAATGCCGCGCTTCTTTTATAGCGAAGCGCTGCCCGTATCCGGCAAGGAGGGGGCGGCGATAATATGGCGCAGAAACCGGCGCACTTCTGCGCATGGCCTAACTGCAACAATGTCACGACCGACAAATATTGCGCCGACCACCGCGAGGCGGGCGAAGCAGCGGAGCGGGAGAAAAAGCTTGAGCAGCTGCGCAGGCGTGACGGCAGGCGCGGCACGTCAAGGGAGCGCGGGTACAATGCAAGGTGGGATAAGTACTCAAAATGGTTCTTGTCCCGACCGGAGAATCAGCTTTGCGCCCTGCGGCTGGATGACGGATGCGCTATAGTAGCGCAATGCGTTGACCACATTGACCCGCCGAATGGCGCAAGCGACCCGAAATTCTGGGACAAGACCAACCATCAGCCTGCGTGTATACATTGCAACAGCGTAAAGGGACATAAAAAGTTGAAGGGAGCATATGGGGTAAATGGATAGCCAGATTGTGATGAGAAAGGTTGCGGAGCTGAAACCGTACAAGAACAACCCGCGCAAGAACGACAAGGCGGTTGACGCGGTAGCGGCAAGCATTAAGTCTTTTGGATTTAAGCAGCCCATAGTGATTGACGTTAACGACGAGGTAATCGCGGGAGATACACGGCTAAAGGCAGCCAAGAAAAATGGGTTAGACGAAGTGCCGTGCGTAGTGGCAAGCGACCTAACGCCGGAACAGGTCAAGGCATACCGCCTTGCCGACAATAAGGTGGGCGAGCTTGCCGAATGGGATTGGGACTTGCTGCCCGCAGAGATGGACGGCCTGACGGGGTTTGACATGACGGAGTTCGGGTTCGACGAGATAGAGGCGGTGGACGTGGATTCATTGCTTGATTGCGGGGACGGCGGCAATGGTGAAAAAGAGCCCGTTAAATGCCCTAAGTGCGGATTTGTGTTTGAGGTATAGCATGAAGATATGCGCATACGTACAAGAACAATACGCAAAGACGGCATATAAGAAAGAGTGCTTAGATACGCGCCAGTTTGCCGGGCTAAAAGTGATAATAGACAGTTTGGAACGCACAGGGCATAGCGTAGAGTATGCCGGAATAGCCACGGTGCATGAATATGATATAGTGTTGGTTAGCCTTACAAGCGATTGCGACTGGTGGACATTTGTCAAAGAGCGTGTGAGATGGCGCAAAGGCAATTACAAGGTTATTGTCGGCGGGGCGGGCGTATTGCACGTTACGCCGTTCCTGCGCTGGTTCGACTTTGCCGTAATTGGACGCGGCGAACACATTATGACCCCGCTTATCGATGGCATAGAACGCGACGGCGGATACGACCACGAAAGCGTAATAGATGTTAGAACCTTTTCGCCCGACAAAATATATAGAGTGGCGCAAACGGATTGTATGTACCCACACCGGATACAGTTAACCGACAAGAAGGAATACATAGAACGGGCAATAGGGTGCAACCACAAATGCTTTTTCTGCGGCTATACATGGCAGCGAAAATTCATATCGTCCCTGGGCGACGTATACAAAATGCCCGGCGGCTTGTTTGACGGCATGGAAGATAAGGAACGCGCCATGCTTGACATGATAAACGGGAAAGAGGAAATAGACTGGGCACATTTGCGTACAACGGCCATAGACGGATTCAGCGAGCGGTTGCGCAAAATGGTGAACAAACCCATAACGCGAGAAAACCTGCGGCAATTTTTGAACGCCATGCTTAATTACAGCGGCAAGCCACATCAAATCAAGTTTTTCAACATTTGCGGCTATCCGTCTGAAACGGAGGATGATTGGCGCGAGTTTACCGAGGATATAAGACTTGCGGATGATATAGCGGGGAAACGCGAAAAACAATGGTCTATTGTCCTGCATAACACGCCGTTCAGGGCAATGCCCGCCACGCCTATGGCGTGTGCGCCGATGGCAAAGCGTAACTTTAGGGGTGAAATATCCCGGACGATTGGGAATGGACTAAAAGGCAATCTGATATACCAAGGCAAATCCTTATGGTCAGTCGAGAGCAGCGGAACAGAGGGCTTGCCGACCGTCATGCTATCCGCATTAGCGCACAGGGGAAGCGAGAACGATAGTGAAAACATAGAACGCCTGTGCCGTGCACCGAAGTTCTGGCGGGCAAGCAACGCGGAGAAAGAGGCCGTCTTAGCTAAGCTGTTTGACATGGATAAACTTTTCGGCGGCTTTACCCCTGCGGACTTGCCGAGCCGATATCTGCGCACATACGCGCAAGTAGAAAGGCTATGGACACGCAAATATGAATAAAGCAATAAATGAACACAACGAAAAGATAGCAGAAGCCCGCGCACGGATTGACAAAAGCACGGGCTATGCGCGCAGGGACGCACAGAAGTATCTTAAACGGCTGTTGCGCGAGCGCGAGGAATACTATAGGCACAAATAACGCGGAAAGGAGAACAGTATGCCAACCGGGAGAAAACCAACCCCGCTGAAACTGGTGGACAACGCCAAGGCAAGGCACACAAAAGAAACGCTTGACGGGCGACAGAACGGCGAACCGGAAGGCTGTACCGATAAATTAACGCCGCCCAAAACCATATCAAGCGAGGCGAAAAAAGAGTGGAAACGCATAGTTAAGCTGTATCGCCAGCTTGACGCGAAGATAATCAATGACTTGGACATATCGACCCTTATGGCGTACTGTGAAAGCGTAGCAATATATCGCAGGGCGCAAGAGGAATACCAGAACCGCCCGCTGGTCTATATGAATGCGGACGGCAGACCCGCAGAAAACCCGTATATTACTATAATGCGGCGGGAGGGACAGAACATAGCGAAATACGCGGAGCAATTGTGCCTGTCCCCGGTAGGCCGCGCAAGAATGGGAGTTGCAGCCGCCAAGAAGGAAGCAGAAAGCGACCCAATGGCGGCCTATCTGAACAAGTACGGTGGTTGACACAAAAAAAGCGCTTGCGGTTATAGAATTTGTGCAGGCGTTAAAGCATACGGGTGATTTTTACGGGAAACCTTTCGTGCTGCTGCCGTGGGAAATTGACGTTATAAATGCCGTATACGGCACGGTGAATGAGGACGGAAAGCGCCAATACCGAACGGGTTATTTGGAGATAGCCAAGAAGAACGGCAAAACCGAGCTTATAGCCGCACTCAGTCTTTACCATCTTGTGATGGATGAGGCGGGAGGCGAAATATATTGCGGCGCAGCCGACCGCAATCAAGCATCCATAGCCTTTAACGCGGCAAAGAGTATGGTGGAGCAGAGTAAGGTGCTATCCAAGATTATAAAAATCAAGGACAGTACAAAAGAAATGTTGAACCTTCGCACGCATACGCGCTTCAAGGTGCTCTCGGCGGAGGCGGCTACTAAGCACGGACTTAACCCGTCCGTGGTAATAATTGACGAGCTGCACGCGCACCCCAAGCGCGACCTGTGGGACGTGCTGACATTTGGCACGGGCGCGGCGCGAGACGAACAGCTTATCTGGTGCATCACTACGGCGGGCGACGACCCTGACAGAAAAAGCGTTGGTTGGGAGCAGCATGACATAGCCACAAAAATTATAAGCGGCGAGCTTGTAGACCCGACATTTTATGCCAAGATATATACCGTGCCTGAAACTGCGGATATATATGACGAGGCCAATTGGTACATCGCCAACCCCTCGCTTGGCGTGTCGATAAAAATAGAGAATGTCCGCAGCGAGGCGTTAAAGGCGCGGAACAGCCCTGCGGCGGAGAAGCTTTTCCGCTGGCTGCGGCTGAATCAATGGGTATCGTTGAAGCGCACAGGGTGGATGCCAATCACGCTGTGGGACGATACCGAAGGCGACTGGCACAAGTCCGATATGCTGGGGCGCGAGTGCTATGTGGGTATCGACCTATCAAGCACAACTGACCTTACGGGCGTGGCGGTGCTTTTCCCGCCGTTACCGGAGCAGACGGAATGGCGGTTTTTTGTGGATGCGTGGATACCGGAGGACAATATGCGCGAGCGCGAACAGCGTGACCATGTACCATTTGGCAGATGGGTTAAAGCGGAGCATATGCACGCAACGCCCGGCAATTGCGTCGATTATGCATACATAGCAAATTATCTTGATAAGCTGATGCTGGACTACAATGTAAAATATATTGCCGCCGACCAATGGCGAATTGATTCCCTGCGCCCGCTGATGCAGCAGGAAGTAGCACAGCAGAAGGTTATAACCATACCCCAGACAATGGCGGGAATGTCGCCCGCCATGAAGGAGCTGGAGCGCCTGATGATGGACGGCGAGATAACGCACGAGCATAACCCGTGCGGGCGGTGGACATTTGGCAACGTTGTGGTAGCACAGGACGGCAACGAGAACATAAAGCCGATGAAAAACAAGAGCATCGAGCGAATTGACCCCATGTGCGCACTTATAGACGCAATGGCGGCGGCGGTCAAACTGGAACCCAAACGAAGCGTATACGAACAGCGCGGCTTGCGCGTAATATGAGGTGGGAATGAAAAAAATCAAGCTATTCGGCAAAATAATTGAGATACGCGCGGCAGGTGTAGAAAAACTGCCGCCTGTATCCAGTGATACGGCATGGCAGGATTACCTTATGGGCAGCGGGTGCTCCATAAGCGCAGATACGGCATTACAGGTTGCGGCGGTTTTCCGGTGCGTTGACCTGATAAGTAAGACAATGGCGGCGCTGCCGCTGCATATGTACCGCGACCGTAGCGACGGCAAGCAGAAGGCCAAAAACCATCCGTTATACAAGATTACAAATATACTGCCAAACCCGACCACGACGGCGTATGAAATGATGCAGATGCTTGTGGCAAACATACTGCTGACACGCGGCGGATATCTGCGCATAGTACGCAACCGCAGCGGAGTAATAACGGCGCTTAAAAATCTGCCCACGGCAAACTGTTCACAAGTCTATACCAACAGCCGCAACGGGGAGCAGTACATATACGCCACGGCGGACGGCATAACCGAAACGCTGCGGGATGGCGATTTTGTATTTATACCGGGGTTTAGATTTGCAAGCCGAACGCCGGAAGACCCGATGGACATAGCGGCGGGGGTGCTTGGCCTGAACGACAGCATGACAAAGTATGCACAGCGCGGGTTCAGCGGCACGTCACCGGGCGGGTATATAACGTACCCCGGCGAATTATCCGATAGCGCATACGAACGTTTCAAGGAGGACTTTAAGGCCAACTACGCGGGCGTAGAGAATGCGGGCAAATGGATGTTTTTAGAGAACGGCTCCACGGCGCAGCCGTGGGACAGGGACATGCAGAAAACGCAGCTGCTTGACAGCCGCAAGTGGGCGGTGACGGAAATATGCAGGATATTCGGCGTGCCGCCGCACATGTGTATGGACTTGGAGAAGGCCACATTTAGTAATATCGAGCAGCAAAGCGCGGAGTTTGTGCGCGATTGCATAAACCCTCTATCCGTGCGGATAGAGCAAGCGCTTTACCGCGACTTGCTGACAACGGCAGAGCAGCGTGAATATTACTACAAATTTAACACAAACGGCCTCTTGCGCGGCGACACCGCGTCACGCACAAGCTATTATAACTCGATGCGGCAAAACGGCATAATGAGCGCGGACGACATACGCGAGCTTGAGGACATGAACCCGCTGCCTGACGGACTGGGGCGGATATACTTTATCAACGGCAATATGCTGCCGCTGGAAAATGCAAAACTAAACGCGCCAAAGAGCGCACAGGTGAAAGGAGATACAAAAGGTGCATAAATTCTGGGAGTTCAAAGCCCTCGGCAATGCCGGAGAGCTTTTTTTGTATGGCGAAATAAGCGATACGTCGTGGTTTGGTGACGAAGTAACCCCCGCACAATTCCAGAAAGACCTTGCGGCGCTTGGGGATATATCCGCGCTTGATGTCTACATAAACAGCCCCGGCGGCGACATTTTTGCAGGATTCAGCGTTTACAACATTTTGCAGCGGCATAAAGCGGAAAAGACCGTCCATGTAGACGGCCTTGCAGCCTCCGCTGCGTCCGTTGTAGCAATGGCGGGCGATGTCATAAAAATGCCGGAAAACGCCACGCTGATGATACACAACGCATGGACATACACAGGCGGCGGCGCAGAGGATTTGCGGAAAACCGCCGATGAGCTTGAGCGCCTTAACGGGCAGATTGCGGACATATACGCCGCCCGCACGGGCAAGGACAAGGATGAAATAGCGGCCATGATGAGCGCGGAGACGTGGATGAGCGGCAAGGAAGCGAAGGAAGCAGGCTTTGCGGATGAGCTGATTGAGAATAAAAAAATAGCGGCATGCGCAAACGCGGACAAGTATTTTGCCCGCTATAAGCACGCGCCCGATATAAATGAGCCTGATAATGGGGGAGAAATCCAGCCCACAACAGATACAGCAAACGCAGCGCTGGCGGAACAGCGCGAAAGATTCAAGGCCATGAGAATAAAAATTTTGGAGGTATGAAATGGCAAAAGAAATGTATGAGATGATGCAGGAAAGGGCGAAGATAACCGCCCAGCTGCGCGAGGTGATGAACCGCAATGATGCGGAGGAAATGAACGCGGACGATAAGGCGACGTACGACAGGCTTGAAAAAGAATTTGACAAGCTTAACGCAAGCATAACCCGCGAACAGAAGCAGCTTGAACGCGAGCGGGCTGCCGGAGAAATCATCGAAAAGCAGCAGGATAACGCGAAGAACAAAGTGGGTGAAATGTTTGGCCGCGCCTTGAGGGGCGATCAGGGCGACATAGCCGCGTATCGCAACACCACGCAGACCCTTGGCACGAATGCAAACGCGGGTTATCTGACCGCCCCCGTTGAGTTTGTGAACAGGCTGATAGCCGGCCTGAAAGACGATATGTTTATGCGCCAGATCTGTGATGTTGTCGGCCCCATCGGCAATGCGCAGAGCCTTGGTTACCCGACGCTCACCGCCGATGCGTCCGACATCGAATGGACAACCGAAATTGCGGCAGCGCCCGAAGAAGCAACTATTTCGTTTGGCCGCAGGGAGTTTAAGCCTCAGCGCCTTGCGAAACTGATAAAGATATCCCGAACCCTTATGCGGCACGCGCCCTCGCCCGACCAGACGGTGCTTGACAGGATACTCTACAAGGTTGAAGCCGCGCAGGAGAACGCCTATATGAACGGCGCGGGTACTAACGGCCCGCTTGGCGTTTTTGTTGCAAGCGCGAACGGAGTGCCCGAAGCCCGCGACATTACAAGCGCCGCGACTGCTATAACCGCAGACGATATGATTGAAACCAAGTACGCGGTTAAGGGGCAGTATACGCGCAATGCGTCCTGGGTGATGCACCGCGACCTGTGCAAGACGCTGGCCAAGCTCAAGGGCAGCGATGGCCAGTATATATGGCAGCCGTCCGTACAGATGGGACAGCCCGACAGGCTGCTCGGAGCACCAGTGTACATGAGCGAATACGCGCCCAATACCTACACGGCGGGCAAGTACGCCGCGGTATACGGTGACTTTAGGACGGGTTATATGATTTGCGACGGCGACGGCCTGTACATACAGGTGCTCAACGAGCTGTATGCGCCGAATAACTCAATCGGCTATCTGGTCGAGTACTTTGGCGACGGCGCGCCCGTGGTAGGCGAAGCGTTTGCCCGCCTTAAAATTAAGGGCTCATAAGATGAACACGCGGGGCGTTTTGCCCCGCGCAAGAACGGAGGTTAGATATGGCGGCACAAATTTTGACGCAAACAATAATAAATGAGGCTGTAACGCTCGACGCGGCAAAGATGCATCTACGCATTAACCCCGACGATAACAGCGAGGATATGCTGATAATTTTGCCGCTTATCGCTGCGGCGCGGGAATACTGCGAAAACTATACGGGCCGCGCGTTTGCGCCGCAGAAAATAACCGCATTGACGGACGCGGCAGGAACAACCGAACTGCCGCGTTGCCCGGTAAAAAGTATTGACAGCGTGACGGTAGACGGCAAGGCCGTGGAGTATACAGCGGACTTGCGGCGCGGAACGGTGACAATAAACGAACCTAATGCGACTATCACATACACGGCGGGCGGGAATGTGCCGTTTATGGTGCGGCAGGCAATGCTGCTGCTGATTGGGCATTGGTACGCCAACCGCGAGGCCGTAACAACCGCAAATACAAGCGAAGTTGACACGGCGGCGCAGGCCATGCTGCGGCAATACAAAGGCTGGTGGTTTTGATGGCGGCACGCGCAAACGCGGGCGAAATGCGCACAAAAATCACCGTAAAAAACCCCGTATATACCATAAGGGACGGCTTCAGCCGCGAAGAATTTGTGAACGCATTTACGCGGCCTGTGTGGTGCAAGTGGGTTAACGCGCACGGCGCGGAGATATACCAGGCCGCTGAGCTGCGTTTACGCGAACCCGCAACGATAACCATGCGCTATTCGCCGCTGGTGACGGTAAAAAGCCGCATATGGCGGGAGAGAGACACGGATCCGTATGAGGTGATAAGCATCAACAACGTCAATGACCGCTGCGAATTTTTGGAAATCAAGGTACAAAGGATGGTGACGGCATGACGATTGCGGAAATACTGCAAGACAAATACACCGTATGCCACCCGCCCTACATGGGCGACGCAACCGAGTACGTAACCTATCAGCTTATCACCCAATCGACAACGCTGTACGCCGAGGGAGTCGAGGCTGAAACGTCCGTACTGTATGCGGTAGACTACTACACCAAGACCGTGCCGTTTGAGGCGAAGCTGCATGAAATCAAGCGACTTTTGCAGGCGGCGGGATGGACTTGCACCGTGAACGCCGAGGACTACGAGCCGGATACGGGGCTATATCATATCCCCATGACGGCGACGCATATAGGCGGTATATATGGCTAAGATGTATGTGGACGGCATAGACGCCATACAAAACGCCTTGCACGCGACCGAGGACGGTATAGCGGACTTTGTGGACGATTTGCTTGTGGATGGCGGTAAAATCACAAAGAAAAAAATCGAGGAAAGCATAACGCGGCACCATCACGTCAGAACGGGCGAGCTGTTAAGGTCTATCAAAATCACAAAAGGCAAAGACAAGGACGGGCAAAAATACAGCGAGGTCAAAGCTACTGGAATAAGAGAAAGAAACTCGAAGAGCACCGCAAACAGCTATATCGCATATGTCCTGAACTACGGGCGGTCGAATTACCGCGGTACGCATTTTTGGACGGAAGCGGAAGAACAAGCCCGCAAAGAGTACGAAGAACTGATGGAAAAGAAAACAGAACAATACCTGAAGGAGAAAGGACTAAATTAAATGCCTACTTTTGACTTGCGCGGCCTGAAAGTGGCCGAGTACAAAAACGCAAGCGGCACGGTGACATATGACACCCCCACAAGCATGGGCGACGCTATGACCGTGCAGCTTAATCTTACGTCCGCCGAGGGCAGACTATATGCAGAAGGCAAACTCGCCGAATATATGAAACAGGTGACGGGCGGCACGATATCCGCGGGCGTGAAGTACATACCCGACGATGCCCAAAAGCTGATGTTTGGCGTAACCGAAAAATCACGCACCATATCTACCGCGGCGACCAAAAGCCTTTTGACCACAGCGAAGGACACGTCCAAGTACGTCGGCCTTGGCTTTTATGCGCCCGATATGCGAGACGGCTCGAACAAGGTAACGGCTTGCTTTGTTCATAAGGTGCTTTTTGGTCAGCCCGCAATGAATTTGCAGACCAAAGGCGAAAACATACAATTTCAGACCCCGACGACAACGGGAGCGTTCCTGCCGAGCGACGCGGAAACGCAGGACATCATAGAGGTGGCCGTGCTTGACGATGCTGCTGGGGCTATAGCATGGATAAATGCTTGCTTTGGCGCAAGCGCATAAGGAGGCCACATGGACGACATCAGGCTTAAAACCGCGCCGTTTGAGTGGCGCGGAGAAAAAATAAAGCTGTGCTGCAATATGAACGTTCTGGCGGACGTGCAAGAAGCCTACGGCGGCGACATATCCCGCGCGTTTAAGGGCAGCACCATACGGGCAACGCTAACATTTTTGACGGCGATGATAAATGACGCTACGGACGGCGATTTGACCGTCCGCGAGGTAGGCCGCGAAATCCCCATAAGCGAACTGGGCTATATAAGCGGCGTTGTACTGCCCCTTGTGACCGAAGCGTTGAAAAACGCGGGCGGCGAGGACACAGAAAAAAAAACGGAGACAGCGGCAAACCGCTGAATTTTGCGTGGTATCTTGCTGTGTGGGTGATGGCGTTACGGCTGCCCGAGCGTGATTTTTGGGCAGCTGCAACGCCATACCGCATAGAAAAAATATTAACAGCGTATAAAGAGATAGGCAAGGCGAAAGAGGCTGAAAAGCCCGTGAGCCTTGCAGACTATTTAGGAGTATAAAGCGATGCCGAATATCAGAACACGATTTGTCGCGGAAGGCGAAAAAGAATATAGGCAAGCGCTTGGCAACATAAACGGCAGCCTGAATATACTTAACGCTGAAAGCAAAAGGCTACAGGAACAATTTAAGGGCAATGAGGATAGCCTCGAGGCATTAACCGCAACAAACAAAAATCTTAATAAAATTGTCGGTGAATTGACGAAAAAACAGGAACTGCAGCAGGAACGATTAAAAAAACTGACGGAAGCATACGGCGAAAATGATGCCCGCACCATGCGCATGGCCAAAGCAGTAAAAGACACCGAAGCCGCCCTGCTGAAACAAAAACGCGCGCTTGAAGAAAGCAAGGATGCCGTAGAAAACTTTGGGCAAGAAGAAAGCAAAGCAGAAGAAAACACCCAAGACCTTGGCGACGCGCTGAACGATATCGGCGGGAAGTTTGGCATAAGTCTGCCAAAGGAAATGACCAACACCCTTAACGGGATGCTTAACCTTGATGCGCAGACACTTGTGCTTGCGGGGAGCTTTGCCGCAGTGGCCGCGGCGGTTGTAGAAGCCGAAAAAGCGCTTATAAGCCTGACTATAGAATCGGCGGCATACGCGGACGAAATACTTACGCAATCCGTGGTAACGGGGCTATCTGCCGAAGCGCTGCAAGAATATCAGTATGCCGCCGAGCTTGTGGACGTATCGCTGGATACGCTCACTTCAAGCCAATCAAAAATGATAAGGAGCATGGACGCGGCACGGCGCGGCAGCAAAGAGCAAGCGGAAGCCTTTGACAAGCTGGGCATTAGCGTGCAAAATGCGGACGGCACGCTGCGCGACGCACAAGAGGTTTTCGGCGATGTAATAGACGCGCTTGGTGATATAAGCAACGAAACGGAACGCGACGCGATAGCAATGACCATTTTCGGGCGTTCCGCACGCGATCTGAATCCATTAATAAAAGCCGGTAGCGACGGCTTACGCGAGCTTACCCAAGAAGCGCACGATGTAGGCTATGTAATGGGCGAAGAAGCATTAGATGCTTTGGGCGCGGTTGACGACCAGCTACAGCGCATGAACCGTTCAGGTGAAGCCCTCAAGAATCAGATTGCCGTCGGCATGGCCCCGGCAGTCGAAAATCTGATGAAAAAAGGGACTGACCTTTTCGTGCGGCTGCAAGAAGCCGCCGAGGGGTCTGGCATTTTGGAGGTTTTTGGCGCGCTGCTTGACGTGGTATCCGCGCTTGAGCCGCTTTTTGATGTCCTTTTCGGCACGGCGGAGGATGGCGTGCCTGTGCTGCAAACCCTTGCGCTTGCGCTGGGCGTGCTGGCCGACGCGCTGACCATAGTAGCCAACACCATCGCCATAGTCATAGAGTTGTTTAAGCAGCTATTTAACCTTATCAGCGGCAAGGGCTTTGACGACAGCAACCTTACGCGCTACGGCGAAAACATAGCTAAGGTTTTTAGCAACGAGGGGGCGAGCGCCCGGGCGTGGAGCGGCGGCTTTGGGAGAAATATAGGCCGCAACGCGGACGGCACGGACTACTGGCCCGGCGGGCTGACGTGGGTCGGCGAACGCGGGCCGGAGCTGGTATCCCTGCCGCAAGGCAGCAGGGTATACAGCGCGGAGGACAGCCGCAGAATGGGCAACACGAATAATTATTATTTGACCGTGCAATCGCGCGACATGGAGACCGTGGCGGCAATGACGGCGACCTTTAAGCGCGCGAGGCAGGCAGAAAGGGCGAAATAATGGCAAAAACAACTATAAAGACATATTTTACAGGCGGCACAGGGTTAGACAACATAATCCGGGTAGACGGCTCTGCCGAACAATGCCAGAAGTATGTAAAGGGGATAACAAGGCTTGATTATAGCGGACTGATTGTAACCGCGGGGAAGAAGGCAATATCCCACGCCATAAAGCTACACGTTGGCACATCTAACGAAAGGTATTGGCAGAAACGCAGCAGAAGCACGACCCCACCAGACGGCTATACAGTACAAGATACAACAAGCGATCCTGAGAACGTGTATATCAACCCGACACCTGCGATTCCGGTACGCGGGTTTGCGTGTATGCAGTATACTGCGGGATACGCAAACATCGTAAAAAGCTATGATGATTTACCGGACACGGTGGCAAGCGGAGATTGGATAACACTTGATCTGCCGCAAGGATATGACATGCCGAGCGATGGCAGTATATATCTTGCGCAGATGTCGGCATATACCCCAACATCTAACCCGATAGATAATAGGATACCGGCAAAAATAGCATATAAGTATACGGCCGATGGCCTGTATTATTATGACTTTTATTCGTATTTTTGGGCAAATTACACTGACTACGAACTATCAAACCGCAGTTACATTGAAACAGTAATTGCAGACTGCCCGCAAATCCCGACTATAAAAAGCCCGATACTGGGCGAGACGGTCGCGCCAAGCGGCGGCGTGGTGCGCTTCAGCTGGGCGCATAACCCCAGCCCGCAGAGCAATCTGCCGCAAAAGGGCTACAATTTGCAAATATCGGGTGACGGCCTGACGTGGGAGACAATCACCGCGACAAGCACCAACCAATATGCCGATGTGCCGATTGCCAAAATCCCCAGCGGTAATTTTTACTGGCGCGTGCAGACCATAGACACAGACGACGCGCCCAGCGATTACAGCGACCAAGCATATGCATACTACGGTACAGCACCGACCGCGCCAAGTATAGTGACAAGCATTTTCACATCGGCAAAGCCGCGCTTGATATGGACGACGACATTTGCACAAAGCGCGTACAAGGTGCAAATCCTAAAGGGCGCGACCTACATAGTGGACATCACAGCGGAGAGCAGCGACCAATTTTATGATATCCCCGTCGCGCTTGAAAACGGGGAGCAGTACACCGTGCGCGTATCTGCGCGAGACGAGGCGGCGCATTACAGCGCATGGGCGGAGGACACCATAACGGCAAATTACATAATCCCGACCACGCCGTCCTTCTTTCTTTCAAAAAAAAAAGATGGCATTGAGATAATAATAAGCCACAATCAGACAGGGATACTGCGGTACGATATATACCGCTTTGCCCCCGGCGACGCGGATTTTATTCGCATCGGCAGTACCACGACAAAAAAATATAAGGACTGGTCTGTGATGGATGGCGAAGTGCGATATAAGGTTATAGCCGTAAGTGACAGCGGCGAAAGCAAGGGCGCGCAGCAACGCACGACATTTGAACTGACAACGGGATGGCTTACGCCCGTGGACGACCCCGCGCATCCTTTTGAGGTGCGCTACAACGTGCAGGACAGGTATCATACCGATTACGACGTTAGCATGATGGAATACGCGGGCCGCGAAAAGCCCGTGGCGGAGTTTGGGCAGATAGCGCAAAGGAGCATAAGCGTATCCTTTGCCACAAATGACAAGGACGCATACAAAGCGCTTGAACGGGTGATACGGCAGCGCAAAACGGTGCTGTACCGAAATGCGCGCATGAAGATGTACGGCGTGTGCATAAGCCCCTCCGACCAGCCCGCGGACTACTACGGCATGATATATAATCTGTCGTTTGTCATCAACGAAGTCGAACATAGCGAGGTGGTATGATGCAGTTTGCACGGGCAGGATATACTGATGCAGAGATACAGGCGGCGCTTGTAGCACCCACGCGGCAAATCCGCGTGCGCTATGAATTGCTGGGGCGCGACTTACAATATAAGCGCGATATAACGACCGTATCCAGCGGCACTATAACCTTTGACAGCGGCAGTGCGATAATGCGTACTGCCGCTTTTGAAATGCGCGACGAAGAGATAGACTATCTCAGCGCGCGTGTCCGCCCCGTCTTTGGGCTGCGCATGGGTGATACGTGGGCGGAATGGCCGCTGGGGGTATTTGTGCTGTCGTCGCCTGAGCGCGTGGCGAAAGCAAAGACGGTATCGCGCACGGTGGAGGCATACGACCTTAACCAACTGCTAAAGACGGACGGCGTATCCACGCGGCTATACTATCCGGCAGGGACGCGCTACACAGACATAGTGCTTAATGTGCTGTACGGCGCGGGCATAACCCGCGCAAACATCGAAGGCGCAGAGGACACTATTGCCGAGGCGGTCGAGTACGCCCCCGGCGCCTATCGGCTGAACATAATCAACGAACTTTTGGCGGCGATAAATTACACGCCCATACACCCCGACGCAAACGGAATCTTTATCGCGCGCAAGCAGCGAGATATCGAGCTTAGCGACATTGCGTACAAGTACAGCACCAAGCAGGACAGCGTGATAATGGGCGAGGCCAAGGAGGCTGTAGACTACTTTGACACGCCAAACAGATTTATCGCCTACGTATCGTCGCCCGAAGCCGCGCCCATGCGGGCGGTGTATGAAAACGCCGACCCGCAATCACCACTAAGCACCAAAAATAGGCAAGTGGTGACGGAAGTAATCGAACTGCGCGACATAAGCACACAGGCGGAGCTTGATGCGTACGTGCGCCGCCGAGCAATCGAAGTCGAGGCAGATTTGCACGGCATAGACTTTGCCACGGGGCTTATGCCGATGCACGGATATAAGGACGTATACCAATTTGAGCACGAGGTGCTTGGCATAAACGAGATTTACCAAGAGACCACGTGGAGCATGGAACTGCGTGCGGGCGGCAAGATGCGACACAAAGCAAGGAGGATTACGGGATGAATTTTGCAACCATAAAAGCCGTGCATGATGATGGTGTAACGCTGTCATTTGACGACGGCAGCGAATCCCAAAAGCATTATAAGGTTAACAGCGGCGTTGTTTTTAACGCGGGCGACCGCGTGCGAATTTTGGAGGATAACGGCACATATGTCGTTGAATATGTGGTAGGCCGACCAATAAAGGCAATCAACGCAGGGACGGCAAGCACCGCAGGCAGCGCGAATAAGCTTAGTACTGCCCGACAAATCAAGCTGACGGGCGATGTGGAGGGAACGGCGAACTTTGACGGAAGCGCGAATATCAGCATAAGTATAACGTCGCTGCGTACAGCCAAGCTGAAAAACGCCTTTGCCCCCAATGACAAAGCGAAGGATATACAGCTATGGGCACAATATAGCAATGCCCTGTGGTATCAGGTCGGCACGGGCACGCGCACCAAGCTGACCAACGAATAAGGAGGACACATGACCTACAACATCACCCTAACTGCCAACCACCAATCTCTGACCGCCGAATATCTCCCCCTTGCCGCTGAATCTGTGCAGTACCTTACCGCAAAGGTGATATGCGAGACAGAGGACTGGACAGGGCGCGAGATTAAGGCCATGTTTGGGCAGGGCTGCACGGTGCATGAGATAACCGTGACAGGCGGGGAGATAACCGCTAAGCAGCAGCTTAACCTTACGGCGGGCGACTGGCGCGTATGGCTTGTGGGCAACTCCGCGCGGGACGGGGAGGTAATCCCGCGCATTACCACAAACGTTGCGCATATCAGCGTAGCCCCGACAGGCGGCACGGAGGGCAATCCCTTCCCCACAATGCCGCCCGCGGTGGAGGAGCAGCTCCGCGCGGACATGGGCAACCTTGCCGACCTGACCACGGAGGACAAAAGCAGCCTTGTCGCGGCGATAAATGAGGCGGCAGCGAGCGGGGGCAGTGAAGATGCCGTGACTTACACCCCGCAAACCCTGACTGAAGAGCAGCAGACGCAGGCGCGGGAGAATATCGGAGCTGAAAAAGCGGGAACAGCGTACACCAAACCCGCATCTGGCATACCAAAATCCGACCTTGCGGAAGATGTGCAGACAAGCCTTGCCAAGGCTGATGCGGCTATATCCCTTGGCCTGACCGCTGCTACCCCCGGGCAGATAATCAAGGTTAAGACCGTGCAGGATGGCAAGCCCACGGAGTGGGAAGCGGCGGATATGCCGGGCGGGGACGTAGAGTGGTATGAGGTTATCGACATGGAAACGGCGGAAGATGTGAACGACGTGATTATATCTACCGACAAAAACGGCAGGCTGATATCCGGATATCACGCACTTGCGATGGTGCTGTGCTTTATGATTCCGGCAGATAGCACTCAAACATCGGTCAGCGGAAGCGTCTGGGTGTACCCGACGACCAGCGATGCACTTCCCCACGCTGTACGCATAATAACAAATGTTGCTGCTTGGAAAACTACTACCCGAACTTTCAGTTATTTGTATGCTGGTTCCAATCGTACAGTATTTCTTTCCGGTATGATGCCTGCGGAAATGCCTGATGGGAGCTACAATTTTGACGGCATTAGGCTACATGTACATAATGCCGATGACCACTTGCCCACAGGAACGAAAGTACGCTGTTTAGTTTTGTCGAAAGGATGGACGGCATGAAAATATGTGAAAACGGCATCTATCGCGACATGACCGCAGAAGAAATAGCGGAACTTGAAGCGCTTGCGGCAGAACAGCCCACGCCCGAGCCCACGCCGGAAGAAAGGATTGCGGTGCTTGAAGAAGCGTTGAATATGCTATTGTCGGGGGTGACGGAATGACGGACGAGCTGCGCGATAAAATCCTTGCTTATAACCGCAGGATAAAGGCCGACCGCGCGGAGCGGGACGAGCTGCAAGCTAAGCTTGACCGTATCCGCGAGGCAGTCGATGGTATGACGGGGCTGCCGAGCGTGTCAAAGCTGGCGGCCTTTTTGGAGACTGTGAGAGAGATTATAAAGCCAAAGGAGGGCTAAAAAATGAAAAGATACTTTGCAATGTTGCTTGCCGTTGCGCTGCTGTGCATATGCACGGGCGCAGTAGCAATGGGCTGGGGACGCACGGATAATCCGCCCCCGACTTACACCGCGACCGTCACTAAGCTGGACAAGGTGGCGACCACCAGCGGCGCGGCCTATACCCCTGCACCGGGCAAGGCTGCTACAGTCGGCACGGTGGTGTACTTTACGGCAAAATTTGCAGATGCCGAAGGCAATCCCGTGCAGGGCACTATCAATCTTACGGATATGGACGTGCTGTATCTTGACGGCGATGTAGTCGCCGCGATAGTCACAGGCGCATACCCCGCCGTGCGGGCGGTATACAAGTATACCACTCCATTGGCGGAGCTGACCTATGACGGCAAGCCCGTGACCATAAGCGGGGATACCGTGACCATAGGCAGCTTGACCTTCACCCGCCGCAGTGGCGTGGCGGTAGATGTATCCATAGCAGGCGGCCTTGCCGACCTGACCCGCGAGCTGAACGCGCTGAATATGACGCTTGACGACATCTACGCGGGCAAGATATACATGGACGATGCTGCACTTGTGGCAAACCTCGGGCAGCACATCAAAGCCGAGGCCACGGCGGTATGGGGTGCTGATGGCGTGGTAGTGCGCACACCCGACTTGCCGCAGACAGGCTCCGCGCCCGTGTATATAGGATTTGTGATGATACTGGCGGCTTTGGCCTTGGGGGTGCGTGTATGGGCAAAAAGATAGACGATTTTATCGCGTACCTTGAAAGCCACATCGGGGACGCTTACGTCTGGGGCGCACAGGGCGAAAGGGTAGACAACCGCGCCGACCTTGAGAAATGGGTGCGGAGGAAGGAAACTTCACGCCGCGAAGCCGACCGCGCCCTTGCATACATCAAAAAAGCCGCCAAAACGCCGCTGTACGCCTTTGATTGCAGCGGCCTTATAATTCATTGGCTCCGCGACATCAAGGGGCTTATTGACGGCGACACAAGTGCCGCAGGGCTGCACAGACAATGTACCCAAAAGGGCAAGCTTGCCGCGTGGCAGATGCAGCCTGGCGACCTTGTATTTAGGTACAGCTTCGCCAAAGGCAAAATGGGGCACGTCGGCGTATACGTCGGCAACAGCATGGTGATAGAGGCACAAGGCCGTGACGCTGGCGTAGTGATGCGCCATCTGTCTTACGGCGGCTGGACACATCGGGGCAGACACCCCGCGCTGGCGGAGGATACCGCCCCCACCGTCTTTAGGCTGACATCACCCATGATGCGCGGCGATAATGTCAAGGCCATGCAGACCGCGCTGAACGCCTGTGGCTACGGCTGCGGCAAGGCCGATGGAATATGCGGCAAAGCCACAATGGCGGCTATACAGGCTTTTGCCAAGGCCCACGCGGAGGTGTAGCCCGTGGAATGGTGGGGATGGTGTGCATCAATACTGGGGGCTATCGTGCTTATCGCGCAGGGCATAAAGGCGGTAAGGGAAATAATAGCCCCCGCATTATCTATGCGGGAGAAGCTTGACAAGGTGCTTGAACATGATTCAAACGATTTGAAACGGTTTGACGAAATTAACACAAAATTTGCGCGGCAGGAAGTCACAAATCAGGCCATTATAACCGGCCTTGTGGCCCTGATAAATCACGAAATTGATGGGAACGGAATTGACGGGCTGAAAAATGCCCGCGCAGAACTTTTACAGCACATAATCGAAAGGAGATAAAAATGACGAACGAATTTTTTACTTGGGCAGTGCTTTTGACTTATGCGGGGGCGACCCTTGCTACCAGCCTTGTAACCCAGCTTATCAAGGGTGTGGGCTTTATCGACAAGATACCTACCCGCTTGACCAGCTATGTAATCGCGCTTGTGGTGCTTATAGCCGCCACCTTTTTCACGGGCGGCCTGACCCTTGAGGCGGGTGCGCTATGCGTGATAAATGCCGTGGTAGTATCACTTGCCGCGAATGGCGCGTATGACGCGATAGCCCGCGACAAGAAATAAAATTGCCGCCGCCCCTCTGCGACAAAAATTGCCGGAGGTGAAAGGCCGATGAGAAGCCGGCCTGTGTGGTGGACAAAAACATTTTGCAGACCCTATCCCGCGCGGAGTGGGAAGGGATAATCTATCAGCGGATTTTTAGTGAGCGTGACCGCTGGCTTGTGGCGCGGCACCTGCTGGATGGTGTGCCGTATGACAGGCTTACAGCGGAGTATCAGGCGCGGTACACCGATGCGCCGTTAGAGTATGACCAAATTCGCCGCCGATACAAGGCGGCGGAGAGAACCCTTATAAAATATGCCCCCTGATGGGGGCTTTTTTATTTTTTGGGGGCTTGACATATGCCCGATGCTGTGGTATTTTAATAGTGCCATCCGGCAACGGATGAGGATTGAAACATTTGACTTTAGGTTTTCAAGCCAAAGGAAAAGATGCACGACGGTGCATCTTTTCCTTTTCCCTGTTATTCCACCCAACCCCAAAGATTTATCGAGTTTTTGGGACAGATTATCCGGTACATATAGGGCGGATTCCTCCAGTTTAGCCAGTCGAATATCCAGGCATCACCCCAGTCATTATCAGCCGCCAGTGCATCCAGCTCCGGTATCCGCTCATCTGACACGCAGTACACCCCGTAGCCCTCGTCCGTGATGTAGTGGCGTAAAAACTCCATGTTATACTTTTCGGCTAAGGCCATCAGCGCGGCCTTGGTTCTCGGCATTCTTGCTTCCATCTTTTTGTCCTCCTCAATCTTACAGTCGGCCTTCTTGCCATTTCGTCCCGACGTTTATCAGTATCGCTGTCCGATATGCGGCTGTGGCGGTTCGATAATCATCGGGGTCGATGTTAACCATCTCGCAGAGCATCTCCAATAGGCCTGTCTCGTTGTCGGGGTCGTCGTCTATTGCGTCAATCAGTTCATCTGCCGTCGCCATGCGCACATCGCTGCGGGGGAAACCGTCCTGCTCGACAATCAATGATGTGATGATGTCGTCGCCGTACTTTTCGTGGGTCTTTGTGCCTTCAATCGCTTTGTATGCTTTCATTTTTTAACTCCCTTCGGGGCTTGTCGCCCTTGCTTTATCTTATGGCTATATTATACACCGGCTTACACTATTTGTCAAGTGTTTGCTTGACAAAATTAAAAATATTTTTGCACTACATATATATGCCGAAAGCCTCTGCCAATGCGGCCTTGTGCTTTTCGCGGATTTGGCTTGTGCCACATACCCAATCATGCACCGCTTGACGACTTATACCACAGGCCGCGCCAACGTCTTGTAGCGTTAGCCCCTTTTCGCGCATTTTTGCCGCCAGATAGTCACAATCCTCAAGGATGGGGGCTGCTTTGCCGCGATAAAAAGCCAAGTCCCACATACATTGCTGCTCCGCGCTTATGATTTTATCGCCGTCGTCAAAGTCCTCGGGCGTAAGCGGCTGTAATGCGTCGCTTATGGCGCGTTCAAGGGGGTGCGTCATTTTGCGGGCGGCCATAAGCCACCGCATGGACAGCGCGAAGCCATGTGCCGGACGGCGTTGTGCCTCCGCGAATAACGCTGGCTCGCTAAACTTATCGGGGCTGATGTGCCACATCAGCCCGTAGATATACCCAAGTGTCTTTACTGCTTCATCTCGCATTTTTCTTCCCTCCTTATTTTATCGTTGCCTTGTAGGCATTGATTACCTCGCGCCCCCATTCGCCGCGCAATGACCTGTCGCGGTTGTCTATCCAGTATTTCGCGGCGGTGAAGGTCTCTACAATCCATGTGATACAGCGCATTCCTTCCTCGTCAGCGCCAAGGGCCATTATATCGTCTATTTTTTCCTTGCGGATTGCATTTGCCCATGCGACCTGCTTCGGGGTTCCGCCCAGTTCGGGCCACTGTTTTTTCTTGCTTTCCTGCGCCGCTCGTGCGTCGATTGCCTCGCGCTCTGCCTGCTTGCGGGCCTTGTAGCATTCGGGGCATTCGCCGTGCGTCTCATACCAGCTAATTTTGCGCTCGCGCTCTTTGCCAGGCCCAAACAGCTCTATCGTTGCAGTGTGGCCGCAGGAAAATGTTACATCGTACTTCATAATTTTTAACTCCCTTCGGGGCATTGCCCCTTGCTTTATCTTATGGCCTTATTATAGCATGCAATTCCATTTTTGTCAAGTGTTTACTTGACAAAAATTAAAAATATTTTCCCCGCCATATGCCCTATAAATTCCCTCCCCGCGCCCTGTGCGCGGGGCTTAATTTTTGAGAAAATTAAGACATAAGGAGGCGAGAAAAAATGTGGAATCCTAACCCTTTTTTTGGCGGCTATCAGCAGCCCCAGCAGTACCAGCAGCGCACCGAAATTGCCCAAGTCAATGGCGAGGGCGGAGCGAAGGCATATAGCCTTGCGCCCAATAGCAGCATCCTGCTGCTGGACACCACCGCGCCCATAGTCTGGCACAAGTGTACCGACAGCGCGGGGTATCCTACACTAACCCCGTACACCATCACACCGTATCAGCCTGCGCCGCCTGTGGATATCAATGATTTAGCGACGCGAATATCAAAATTGGAGGAAAGACTAAATGCCGAATCCCATATTGCAAGCAATGAAAGCTGGAAGCCAGCAGACCCCGCGAATATCCCCGCAGCTAATCGCCCAGGCGAAAAGCATGATGGGAATGCCCGCGCAAATGCAGCAGGTAATGCGGATGCTCGGCGGGCGTGACCCCCAGCAGATGTTTTACAGCCTGTGCCAGCAGCGCGGCATAGACCCTGAAAGCATCTTGTCCCAAATCCGATAAATCACGCGCGATTTATATACCAAAAAATTATGAAGGAGAAAAGACAATGGATAATGTACCCTCTTTGGCGGATATCGCCGCCGTGACAGACAAAAATGACGGCCTTGGCGGTAGCATGGGCGGAGGTTTTTGGATATTCGCTCTTATCGTGCTTTTGGCCATGATGGGCGGAGGCTTTGGCGGCTGGGGCAACCGTGGCAACGGTGACTACGGCCAGTACGCGACCGCAGCGACGCAGCAGGAAATCCTTTTCGGTCAGCATTTTGGCCAGCTTAATGACCGCTTGACCAACATTGGCAACGGCATATGCAGCCTTGGCTACGATATGCAGGGCAATATCGGCCAGCTTGGGAAGGAAATGGCGCTGGCGCAGAACGGCACGAATATGGCCGTGATGCAGTCCGCGAACGGCATACAGTCCCAGATGGCGGAGTACTGCTGCGCCGTACAGCGTGGCATGGATGCCATTAACGCCAATATCGACGCAAAATTCGCGGCGCTCGAAAAGGCGCAGTTTGAGCAGCGTATAGCCCAGCTTGAGCAGGCCAATAACCAGATGTTTGTCCGCGAGCAGCTGACGGGCGTGGTACGCTACCCCAACGGCTACACCTACAACGCCGGAAACAGCCCGTTTTGCGGCTCTGGCTGCGGCAATAGCTGCTGCTAAGGCATGACACACTATCCGGCATTGCCGTGACTATCGGGGCGGCTTGACCGCCCCTTGATTATGAAAGGAGAAAATTATGGCTTGTAAAAATATATGCCAGCTTTGCTCTCGCCTGATTATATCCCAGTCCGTGACATTTGTGGCGGGTACTGGGCTTATCATCAATTTGCCCGCAGGCGTGTACGCCAACGGCGAAAAATATTGCATCGTCGTGGCGCAGAGCATACCGGATACCACCACCATATCCGCGCCCGTATATATCACCATCGGCACAGGCACGGCGCAGTATCCCCTGATAAATCGCTGCTGCGCACAGGTGACCGCGTGCAGCATGCGCAAGCGCACCAAATACAGTACCGTGGTAGCCACCACCCCCACGGGCGGGACGTTTAAGCTGCTCGGCAACCCGCCTTGTGCGCCGAATAACGACTTGACGGGTCTGACTGGCGGAGCCGTCGCCACCGTGGCGGAGGCGGCAAAAAAATGAAGCTAATTAACGATTTGTCCGAGCAGATTTATGAAGAAATCGCGGACGCCGAAAAGTATGCTAAGTGGGCGCTTGCGGTCAAGGACGATATGCCGACCGTGGCGCAGACCCTGTACACCATATCGGGGCAGGAGCTGACCCACGCATCCATGCTGCACGACCTTGTAGCCCGCGCCATATCGGACTACAAGGCGAAGCATGGCGATCCGCCCGCCGATATGCTGACACTGTATAACTATTTACACGGCAAGCAGATAGACAAAACGGAACGTGTAAAAAGGTATCAGGAGATGTATAAGGCGTAATCGGGTGTTTCACCTGAAATTTCACCTTTGCGCCAAAAAACTTAGAGAATTAGCCACTTCATAAGGGGTTCGATTCCCACCCGCTCCGCCAGAAATTACGCCGGCCTAATGCTTAACAGTCATAAGTATTAAGGTTGGGCAAAGAAAAAACGGTGCGACCTTCACGGTCACGCCGTTTTTCTGCATACAAGGGTATATTCTGCAATCATGGATTATGATGACACGGGGTTCCAACCTTGTTCATATATCCAATATGTTTATAACAATGGCTGTGCGATCGTCCATGTATCCTTCGGGCATCATGTAGGCCATGGCCTGAGAAATTAAAGTATCGGCATCCATGGCGGCTAAGGCTGCATCAGACAGCGATGCGAGGAACGGGTCGATTCCGTCAGTACATAAAAGGACCCTGTCGCCTGCGGATAAAGGCAGTTCGCCCACGCGCAGAAACTCTGCGGCGGACGGCATGCCGTTCCATACGCCGTAGCCGCAGGGATGGGAAGGATTGTTGCATATAACGGCGCGTATCTCGTCGGACGTAAACTCCTTGCGGCGGCGATGCACCTCTGCGGTTTGAGGTGTTGTAAAATGCGATAGCGTTCCGTTTGAAATCAATATGCCGTTAGAATCTCCTATATATGCATAATGCAGCTTGTGTTCAGCAAAAAGCGCAAGCACGCCGACCGTGCCCGGGAGGAATGGGGAGGGGAAGCCTTCGTTGGCGGCGGCAACGGCCATGTTCCCGGCATATGCTGCCGCTTTAAGGAGGTCCGCCGGTGCGGCACCGTTTTTTTTCAAAAGTACGGCCTGCGCGGCATCGGCAAAGGCGTTGTCGGCGCGGCAGGCGGGGCTGGGGTTGGGGTATATGCCGTTTTCTCTGTCGCGGCTTACACCGTCAAGTATCATGGCAAAACCTGATGCCTCGTCAAAGAAGAAGATCGGAAGAGCACACGTCTGAACTCCAGTCACGAGTGGATATCTCGTATGCC